TAGCACCGCTGGTGATGCGTCATCAAAATCCATGCTTAGGTGGCGTGAACAAGGTTTGCGTGCTATTGACTCAGGCAAAAACACCTCGCTTTACTTTGCCGAGTTCAGCCCACCGATTATGGATTATATGACTAGAGAGGCATGGGTGTATTCCAACCCGGCACTGGCAGAGGGATTACTAGACATGAGCGTGATCGAGGCTGAGGCACAATCACCAGACCGCAACAGTTTCTTACGCGCATCAGTCAACATTTTTGTGCAATCTCAACACTCTTGGATTGAGCCGGGTCAATTTACTGATTTAGCCAACAATCTGACAATGCCCAATGGCGGTGTGCTCGCCATTGAGTCCGCAATTGATGAGTCACGCTATGTAGGTGTCAGAGCTGTACAAGACGGCCTTTACACACGTTGCAAAATTGTATTTGTGGCGGACACCATTAAAGAAATGTGGGAATGTGTTGCAGCCGAAATTGAGCAATCACCAACGCTCAAATTGGCGCTTGTGCCGTCAATAGATTTGCATTGCCCACCAATCTACGCGCACCGCAAAACAGTCGTTGGACATCGTGAAATAGTCAAATGGACAGGCGCGGTCAGAGCGCTGATCACAGAAAAACGCATTACGCATTCAGGGCAAGCACAACTTATAGATCAAGTTGAGCGTGCCGTAGCGATTAAACACAACGGTGTGCTCACGTTGTCAAGCACCAGATCACCGGGTGACATCTCAGCGTGCCGTGCAATGGTGTTTGCTGTTGCTCTTGCCTCAAAACCTATCTTTGCAAACAAGCCTACGATCATCAGCGTTTAGCCTCTAAGGTGTGTTATGGCATCGGGCCGATGGCTTGCTTATCGTCGGGATACCGCATCGCATACCGGCTCGATGCCACCACAAACTAGACAGATTGTGACACACTAAGAGCATGGCATTATTTTCTAAAACTAAAGCTGCTATTTCACCACCGCCATCTAAGGCTGCCGCTGCTGGCGGTGGATTTGAGATGGGCACTGGCCGCGCAATGATCGGCGCTTATTATAATTATTTTGAGGGCGATGCACGCAATGCCTGTATGTCAGTTCCAACGGTTTCAAGGTCGAGAGACTTAATAGCATCAGTAATTGGTTGTATGCCATTACAAATGTATAACGAAATGTGGAACGGCGATGAAATGGAAAAAATGCCATTAGCACCGCGCACATGGTTACGCCGTATTGACCCATCAGTACCAAACAACTTTATTTTGTCGTGGACATTTGATGACCTATTTTTTTATGGTCGAGCATTTTGGTACATCACATCACGCACCAAAACCGATGGTTTTCCAGCGTCATTTACACGGCTACCAGCCGCAATGGTTTTAACACTTGATCAAGCCGGGCCAGTGTGGTTTGCGCCATCTAAAGAAATACAATTTAATGGCAACACGCTAGACCCAAATGATGTCGTGCAATTTCTTTCACCTATTCAGGGCATCACGTCAATGTCAACACAATCGGTTGCAACCGCGCTAAAACTTGAGGCTGCTAGATACCGCAATGCGTCTAGTGCAATTCCTGCTGGAGTTTTGCAGGTACAGGCTGGATCAGAGCCACTTTCATCAACTGAACTTGCAGACCTTGCAGCATCGTTTAATGCGGCAAGAGCAACCAATCAAACTGCGGCTCTTTCGCCTGAGGTGCATTACATTGAAACGGCTACTAGTCCAGACAAAATGTTGTTGATTGACTCTGCCGAGTTTCAGGCTATGGAAATGGCCAGATTGTGCAACGTGCCACCATACTTAGTAGGCGTGTCAGTGGGCAGTTATTCTTACCAGTCAAGCAGCGAAAGCCGCGCCGATCTGTGGACATTTGGCGCTCGTTCCTACGCCGATTGCATTGCCAGCACACTTAGCCAAAACAACGTGTTACCTAACGGCACTTATGTTGAGTTTGATGTTGAAGGCTATTTGATGGGCGATTACAGCGAACACAACGACATGACACAACCAAACAACAACGAGAGTGTAGTATCACCAACATGATCAGACTTATTGCATCAGAAGTAACTATTGACGCTGCCGCTGGCGAAACTGGCCGCCGAGAAATTAGCGGTGTAGCCGTGCCCTACGGTGTGGCTGCCACCGTTGCCGATGGCACAAAAGTGATCTTTGCACAAGGAAGCCTGCCAGTTGTTGGTAAAGCGCCACGCCTCTATATGAACCATGACTCGACTAATGCCATTGGCATTGTGAGCGAGCGCGTTGACACACCAGAGGGCATGATGTTTACGGCCAAGATCAGCAAAACACAGGCTGGCGATGAGGCTTTGATCTTGGCTCAGGATGGCGTTTTGGACTCAGTGAGTGTTGGCGTAAACCCAATTGATTTTACGACAGCAAAAGACGGCACAATTACGGTGCTGGAGGCTGAGTGGTTAGAGCTGTCTTTAGTGCCCGTGCCAGCGTTTGCCGGTGCGACCATTACAGAGATTGCTGCGAGTATCCCACAAGACGAGCCAGAAATAAGTATTATAGAAACAGAACCTACACAGGAGACAGAAACCATGAGCGAAGCAGTTGCAGTGCCAGAGGTAATTACCGCATCAGCACCAATTTTTGCACAACCAAAAAAGATGTTTGCGATGCCATCAGCCGCCGAGTATTTGGCGAGCATGCATCAGGGCGGAGACACATGGGTGCGCGTTAACCGTGCATTTAAGGAAAACTTGCTCGACAAAACATCGGCATACAATTTTGCTTTAGCGCAAGATTTGACCACCGACACCGCTGGTTTGCTTGAGCAAAGACTGCTCGGGCCTGTCATCCAAGACCTAAACTTTGTGCGACCAGTTGTTAACGCACTTGGCGTTACCGCAATGCCGGGCAGCTCAAAGACGTTCACCAAAACAAAAATCACACAACACACAACTACTGCAACACAAACTGAAGGTAGCCAAGTTGACTCAACAAAAATGACGTTGAGCGCAAACACGGTTACAAAAGCCACGTTGGCTGGTGGCGTGTTTATTTCGCAACAAGACATTGACATGACCGCAATTCCAGCAATGCAAACGATCATCAACGACTTGATGGGCGAATGGATGATTAAGTCCGATGACATTGCGGCTGATGCACTTGTTGCAGCTGCAACCGCATCTGGCTCAACATGGACATTTAGCGCCACTGACCCGTCATCGCTAATTAACGCTTTGTATGACGCAGCACGCGAAATGGCAGAAGACACCAACTATTTCCCAACACATCTTTACTGCTCACCAAACGTGTGGGAAAAATTGGGCAAACAGCTTGACGGGTCAAACCGCCCAGTGTTTCCATATGTCAACGGCACAAACAATGTTGGCATGAACACACTCGGCTCGACTAGCGAGTTGTCTTACGCTGGTATCAATCCTCTTGGTTTGCAACTTGTTGTAGATAACAACTTTGCTGCCGGCACAATGATTGTGGCTCACACACCAACCGCAGGCCAAAACGGCAGTGCAACATCAGGCTTTACTTACTACGAGGATTTTAGAGGCATTATGTCACTGGAAAATCCAACTTTGTTGGGCCGTGAAATGACCGCCTACGGTTACGTTGCAACTTTTGCCAACATCCCTGTTTGCCTCCAGTCGATCATCATCGCCTAATCTGGTAAGCGGCCTACCGCTATGGCAACATACACCAGCGCTACAAAACAATTGATTGGTAACTACGCATGCGTAAGCACGCTAGAACCAACAGAAATTGGTCTTGGCGAAAGCATTACCGTTACAGGTTTAGGTGCAACATTTAATTTAACAGCAAAAGTTTTAGCGCTACCTCAATATGCGTTTACTGGTGTTGATGCTGAGACAGGCGCATTTTTATACAACGAAAATGTGCCGCGACCTAACCAAATTATTTATGCGGCCACTGGTGCGGATGTTGAATATGTAATTACTTATGCCGGAACAATTACTTACACGCAAGTTTGCACTTGGGTATCTGCAACCGATGTTGAGGATTGGCTCGGCATAGGCACAGCAACCACCGCCGATGCCACGTTTCTAACTTTGTGTGCCGCTGCCGCGTCAGCGTTCTGCCATCTCAGACGGCAGGAGTGCGGCTACCACGACTCATTAACAGTGTTGCCAAGTACCGCCGTAGGTTTGGGTACGCGAGCCTACGGCGGTTTCTTGTACCGTCAGCGCGGCTCAGTCACAGACTTTGCATCGTTTGATGGCATGGTCTCTGGTGGCTCAAACGGCCTTAGCCCAATGATCAAACAATTGCTAGGTGTCAACCGCGCACAGGTTGCCTAATGCCTACACCAGTTACTTACACCGATCTTTTTAACACCACGCTAGACAGCCTTGCAGCCAAACTGAGCGCAATCACAGGCTTACAAGTCATCACTGACCCACGCAATATCTCGCCGCCGTGTGTGTTTATTGATGCACCATCCTTTACAGGTTTTAGCCGTGCCGTATTCACAATGTCATATCCAGTGCGTTTGCTCACTCTTGGGCCGGGCAACCTAGACGCTCAACGCAGCCTTATGAACTTGGCGGCCTTAGTAGTCAGCGCCCAGATCGGCGTTACCGATGGCAGGCCAACCATTGCCATCATCGGTGGCAGCGAGTTAACAGCGTATGATCTAAATATCAATGTGCAGGCACAAAGTTAGGACATAGGACATGGCATACGTTATTGCATCACCGAAATTGGGCACAGTAGGCAATGTGTTTGAGCCTGTCGATGGCATCAATGTTGAGGCGCTGATTGCTGGTGGGTTTATCAAATCCACCATTAAGCCCACAAAATCTGATAAACCTAGTAAAGACACCAACGAGGAGTAACCCACATGGCCACTAGCACTTACCTATCCAATCCGACAATTACGATTAACTCGGTTGACCTTACCGATCAATGCAATTCCGCCGTGCTCACCAGAGTCATCGAGGCTTTGGAGTCAACTAGTTTTGGTAAAACCGCGCGCGTCTATGTTGGCGGTTTAGAAAACAGCACGTTGACAGTTTCTCTTATGAATAGTTTTGCGGCCACAGAGACGTACAGCACTTTGTCGGCGCTTGTCGGCACAGCCACAACGGTCACACTTAAACCAACTAGCGCTGCCACCAGTGCAACAAACCCAATTTCAACACTTACAGGCTGCTATTTAGAGACATTGCCAATTGTCAACGGTCAGCTCGGCGCTTTAGATGTCATTGATTTGGTATTTACTGGCGGAGTGTACTCAGTAGCCACAAGTTAATTCTCGCCGGCAACGGCCCGACACGAAAGAGGCAAGATGCAATTAAGACTTAAAGCCACGTTTAACGATGGCACAGTAAACGAAGTTGTTACTACTCTTGCAACCGTTGTTGCATGGGAACGCAAGTACAAACGCAAAGCATCCGAGATGGCATCAGGTATTGGTGTTGAGGATTTGGCTTATTTGTGTTACGAGGCAACCCGTGCATCTGGTACTACCGTGCCCGGCTCGCTTGATCAGTTCATTGCATTGCTAGTCAACATTGATGTTTTGGAGACACAAGACCCAAAAGCGGTCACGGCTCAGTAAGGCGAGCGCTGGCAGAGATTTGTGTTGCCACCGGTTACTGGCCGTCAGAGATTACATTTGAGGCAGACGATATGAACACAGTAATCGAAATACTTAACAAGCAACGCGGCAGCCGCTAATGGCTGGCGTATCGGCTGTCAACATTACTGGTGCACGGCAAATACTTAAAGAACTTAATTCTTTTGATAACAAATATCGCCGTCAAATTACTAAAGACATTAAAAGCACCGGCGATGTAATCATTAACGATGCACGTTATTTAATCAAAAACTTTCCCAATTCGCTTAACAACGGTGCGCCACTTTCTGGCATGGTACGCGGCAACATAATTAAAGGCAGGCCTACACGCTGGAATAACGAACTAGCAAGACAAGGTTTTAAGGTCAAAGTAGGTCAAGCTGCAGGAAAAGAACGTTATGTGACATACAAACGCACTACCGATGGCGTAGTCACACATGATGAACAAGTTGCTTACGGCGCTAAACCCTACGGCCTAATGGTCATACAACAAATTGACCCAGCTGGCGCAATCTTTGACCATGCAGGTATTCGAGGCGGCAATTCTTTATTTGCAGAAAACTTAACTAAAGAAGCTGGCAGAGCGCCACGCGCAATAGATATTGCTGTAGCCAAAAACCGCTTACAAGTTACTGAGGATGTGCGTAAGATTTTGCAAAGAGTAACTGAACTAATGAACAGAAACATTGAGAGACCTGATGGCAATTAACATACCGATCATTTCAAGTCTTGACGGCAAAGGGTTTGACAAAGCCATTTTGCAACTTAAGGCTCTTGAGACAAACAGTGAGCGTGCCGGGTTTATTGCAGGCAAAGCATTTTTGCCAGCCATAGCCGCGTTGGGTGCGCTTACAGTAGTTGCAGGTGCAAGCGTTAAAGCTGCCGTTGAGGATGAAGCCGCACAAGCACAATTAGCTCGAGCGCTTGTCAACGTTACAAATGCCACTGATAAACAGATTGCCTCAGTTGAGGAACAAATTAAAAAAATGCAAATGGCAACTGGTGTTGCTGATGACGAACTTAGGCCAGCGTTTGCCTCTTTATTGAGAGGTACAAACAACATTGAATTGGCAACTAAAGGCTTAAGTCTTGCAATGGATATTTCTGCCGGCACAGGTCAAGATTTGGCTGGTGTGTCAGATGCGCTTGCTAAAGCGTATGGCGGCAACTTTAAGGCTCTTAAACAATTGTCACCAGAGATTTACAGCATGATCAAAGACGGTGCATCGCTCGATGATGTGATGGCGGCGTTAGCTGGCACATTTGGTGGCTCGGCTGCAACGGCTGCTAATACAGCACAAGGACAATTTAAGCGGCTGAACGTGGCACTTGATGAAGCTAAAGAGTCAATCGGCAAAGCCTTGTTGCCAGCCATTACAACAATCTTGCCATATTTGACCAAGTTTGGTGATTGGGCAAGTAATCACGTTGGTATTTTGTTGGCCGTTGGTACAGCAATTGCGGCAATTTCTACAGCTCTTATTGGATTTAAGGCTGCACAGATCATTGCTAACGCTGTCACCGTTATTACCACTGCACTCAACTGGTCTCTTGCTGCAAGCGCTGCCGCTGCAAATACGGCATTAACTCTTGGTGTTGGCGCAGCTGCTATTGCTGCCGGTCTAGTCGTTACTGCTGGCGCGTTTCTTGTTTACAAAAACGCAACCAAATCAGCAACAGAAGCAACATCAGATTTTAAGACTCAACTTGGCCCAATGCTCGGCCCTGAATTAACCAACACATTTGAGAAAGTTAAAACAACTGGTGGTGCTGTAGATGACATGGCAGAAAAAGTTAAAAAAGCGGCAGACACATTAAAGACTTACATGGTTAAAGGTCTTAAAGATGCACAAGATGAATTAGATAAAGCCCAAAGCAAGTTTGATGATTTTTCTAACAAAGTATCAGACGACATTAAAGATGCGTTTAATTTTAAGGATGCTAAAGATGCTGGCAACGAAACTGGCAGTGGTTTCTTATCAGGTTTACGCAGTCAAGTAAATGGCATAAAAACTTATAGTGACAATGTCAGTCAATTACTTACGTTGGGTTTATCTCAAGACGCATTGCAGGCCGTGCTCGATGCTGGCAGTGAGTCTGGTGCAGCAATTGCAGCGGAACTTATTAAAGGCGGCTCAACAGCCATTTTGGAAACCAATGCGTTGGTCGAGTCAAGCAAAGCGGCTGCCGCAATAATTGGTCAGCAAGCCGCTGAACAATGGTATGGCGCAGGTGTGTCTAACGCGCAATCATATTTGCAAGGTGTTGAGGATGCTATTGCTGAGGCAGAAAAACGGTTAAAAGCTAAAGGTCTAAAACTTGCAGACGTTAAAGGTATTGGCGCATCATTTGGTCAAGCGCTTGCTGGCCCATCAGTTATACCGCTTACACCTACAAAACCTGAACAAGGCGGTGGCGTACCCGGCGGTGGCGTTGTGATAAATGTCAGCGGCGTAATGTCTAACGCGCAAACAGGGCAAGCGGTTCTTGACAGTTTGACTCAATACACGCAAGTGTACGGGCCACTTAATTTGGCTATTAGGTAATGGCTGGCTCGGCTGTCATCACTGGCGGCGATTACCTATTAGAATTGTCAACAGGGTTTGACTCTGCAGCGTTTTACTTAAACGACTCGCTACTAAACGGCACAGATGTGCTTGACGGTGACGGCACAGATTTTATTGACATAACACCGGTAGTGCAAAACATCAACATTCAGCGCGGCCGACATAAACCGTTGGATGTGTTTGGGCCGGGCACAATGTCTGTGTCAATTAGTGTGCCGAACACTAACCGTGATTATGACCCGTTAAACACGGCCAGCCAGTATTACAACGATTTTACAGAGCAGCCGGGTCTAGCGCCTTTGCGTGCAATTCGTTTAAGTCGCAACGGTGCATATTTGTTTACTGGTCGAGTAACCACAT